AGCAATACTAAAAACAGGATCAGCTTGAGCAGTGCCGTTCGTAACCGTAATCTGATTAGATGTGCCGTAAAGAGTCCTTGCATTGACAGAACCCCCTCCAATCGACAACATCCCCGTAGAAGCTAGATTAGCAAGGCTTAAAACAGTGCCCGTCAGCTCTAAGAGAGGATTCCCAGCGACACCGTTTCCGTTCGTTATGTTTAAGCCAGAACCTACCGTGAAAGTTCTAGCAGCTACGGTGTTGGAGTTGGTCTTGGCAATAATGCCCGTCAGAGCGACTTCTAGGCTTCCAGAGGCTCCGTTTAGGGTCAGTCGGTAATACGACTGCGCCCCGTTGTCCTGAAGCCCCAGACCCGTTCCTGTTGATAGATACCTGCTCTGAGGAAGGGTAGGCTCCTGAACGATAGTCAGGAAGGTCTGCTGAAGATTCGGGGCGTTAGCTATCGCTCCCGTGGTGGTTTGCCGAGTCTGCCCACCTTGGACAATTGCTACCGATTCCGTCCCGTTTAGTGGCGTAGCCTGCGGGAGTTGTGTAATCGTGACATTCGGCATTTTATGGCTGCGTGTTCAAACCATCGACGTTACCATCATCCTCGGGAGTTTGAGAGCTTTCTTGGGTGGAGATGACGTATCCACCATACCCCGTGGTGATTATGTTGTTCGGGTCTACCGCTACGCTGACATCCGGCCTTGGAAAACGAATCGTAATCCTCTCAGTCTTCCTTGCAGGCAATCTATAAGGATCAAACTGATCTGCACACCCCTGATCACATACCTGCAAACCCGGAAAGTTCGGGTCTGGTCTCATAACAGAATGCGCTCGCTTCATCTTGCAGCGGTCACAAACTGCGATTGCAATATCTGAATTGCCAAGGGTGTCAAGAAACTTAGGCATGACTACCTTGAATAGACAGATATGTTCGGGGCCAAGTAAATCGGAGACTTGTCGCGCTCTTCATTCTCAGCAAGAGTCAGATACTTCTCTGCTTGACCCTCAAGATACTGCGCCCTAGCGAGATCAACTCCCGGCAGTTCTAGAGCCATCTGATGAGCCAACATATTCTGAATTGCCAGATACCACCTCTGAGGGATTTCTAGCTCTCCTGACAAGGCTCCAACGTCCATGATCTGTCTGGAGTACCAAACAGTCATCTGAATGAAGGGATCACTCGGAACCGGCCATAAGGTGATCTCTGCTTGTGGGATCGTCCTGTTGAACCAATACTGATACGGCTGGTTTGCGGTGAAGTTCTTGTTCGGCAAACTGGTGTAATCGTCCCGATTCAACCGTGCCATCGGGATTTCGGTTGAGTTGTTACCGAAAAACAGCTCCCTGACACTGATCGTACCCCCTCCGGTCATCCTCATACGGTAATACTGCACCGTTTGACCGGGTTCAATGTCGTGCCAGATCCATTCGTTGTTTACCCAAACCTCTGCACCGGGGTCATACAACGTACTCCAAGTAATTCCATCAGCGGAATACTCGTAAATGACCGAAAACGTGCCCGAAACACCCGGCAAAACACCAATAGAACCTAAATAAACAGGGTTGTCAGTCCCGTAATCTACTGCAATATTGCCGTTTGCAGAGGTCTGCGTACACAACGTGTCAATGTTGCCATCAAAAGCGTTCTCTACGACCCCTCCAGCACTACTGGTGTACCCCCCAGTGTCGTTAGGAGTCGGTCTGTTCATCTGCCGGTACATTACATTCAGTACGTCGTTACCTCCAACTGGAAGTTTGTAGACATACTGATCGGCTTTCAGACCGTAAACCTTCTTCTCAATGGCCCAATACTGGATGCCAATGTTGATCAGGTTCGACAAAAGAAAAAACAGACTCTCTTTAGCACTGAGAATCTGTTCTGAGGTCAACTCTTCAGCCAACTTCCCACAGCGCCTAGCGCCATGATCTATTAGCTTCTGAGTGCTAATGACGGTTGTGCCGACTGTTCCTGAGTAGGACATAGATCACCAATTCGGGCAGTTCCACCGTTTCATAGAAGCCCTTGCTCTTGAACCCTTTTCACTGGCACGAGCAATAGGACCCATTCTGGCACAAAACGAGTCTCTTCGCTTCCCACCTTCCGGTTGGGGAGGCTTCAGATTCGACCCGGTTTCTCGGTTGTACTTCTCGCGCCCCTTAGCCGTCAAACCTGCACCCTGAGAGACGGGGAGCTTCTCTCCCCTGCCAATCGCCAAACTTGGACCGCCATCTTTCATGCGGTCAGGCAATTTGCCATAGCCCTTCTTGCCTACGTTTGACTCAGTGAACTCTTTGGCTACAGAGGGCTTGATTCCAACCTTCTTGGCAAAGGCAGGATTGTTCTCCGCTGCCTTCATCAACCGAAACTGAGCTTTCGTCTTGGCTGGCATTTAGGTCGCCTTCAAAAGCAACACTGCAAAGTTTCCGTCTGATACCACGATGTTCGTCGGGGAAGTCTCGCAAGCAACCTGAACACTCAACACATCATTTGCCGCTGCACTGACAAACGAACTTACTGCAACAAATATGTCGTCAGTTGAATGAGTGCTGGATTTTACAACCGTGTTCGCATACGCCGACGCTGTGGTCTCGTTATAGCATCGGAAAGCAAACGTCTTGTTGTTCGCATCCGAGAACGTAATAAAAAACTGGATGAGGTACTCACCAGCAATGTCAATCCTTACCGAATCACTGGCGGCTTGTGGGGTGACATTGTTTGCCAACCCATCCGTTGAAAACGCCGTCAGTTTGTAATATGTATTTGCAACAGCCAAGTTCTGACTGGCCGCACCCCCGGCAATGTAGATCTCTCCATACGTTGCCGCTGTTACCTGAAGTACCGTAGCCTGAACATTTCCCGTGTTTTGAACTAGAGGAATGACTTCTGCCCCCGTAAGAGGGGTAGTTGCTAACGTCATATCCGTAATCTTGGTATTAGCCATTACGCAATCTCCAGAAGGATCCCACCAGTGGATTCCATAAGGACATAACCACTTTCATCTTCTAGTTCAATAAACTCATCCGTCGGGGTAACACCACCTAATACTATGGTCGTACTACCACCTACATCTAATCCCCATCCGTCGCTTACGTTTGCAACCACCCCCCTAGACGTTCCCGGATAGGTGTTGGCAAAGTTTGCTACGCCTGAAAAGCCGACGCTCATGCAATACCCGCTTGGATGAGTTTTAGTGTGGCAGTGCCATCCCCAGAGTTAACCGTCAACCGAATGCCAGTCACCGGGAAAGCATAGTTCCCATCGAAATTGGTGATTTTTGATGCAACTGTCGGATGCGGGAACCAAGTCGTAAACCCAACAGCAGGATCATCAAACGTATGCTGAACGGTGTAATTGACCGTCCCCGTTACCAACACACCAAAACCGATGTTTGTGGGATTCGTATTGGTGTTTACAACAATGGCACTTGTGGATCCAGCGCCAGTCTTGGCAAGAATCTGTACTTTCATGTTAGTCCTTAAACAAGACAGGGGCCGAAGCCCCCGTCTTTAGCACACTTTGCCACCGCGCTTCTTGGAAACCGTTACAGATTCTTTCGTCTCGGTCACCGATTTGGGCTTCGTGAAATACTCCTTACCCTTCTGGTATAGCTCCTTAACTATACCAAGAGGATTCAGAGCATCCTCGACGCCTCGACGCGCTTCTGCGGCTGTTGCTTGAGGATCTTTAACAGTCAGACGGTCTTGCTTGGCGGCAGTAGAACCACCGTCCTTCATGCGACCATACTTGCTGTAGACCTCATTACTATAAGCCTTCGCCTGCCGCATCGCAGTTGCATTCTCCGCCTTGTTCGCCCTTAGTAGACGAGCTTCAGCAGGAGTTACAGAGCCACCTTTTTTGAAGGTTCCTGACAACTCAGTAATGCTCACAGGAGCACTTGGCTTCTTGCGGCCTTGGGGCATCGCTACGGGGGCACCGCTATCAACAACTCCCCCCGTAGCGTAGGCTTTTTTTGCCATGCCACCTTTCTTGTAACCGCCAGCGTTAGCCTTGGCAACACCACCAGTCTTATAGCCACCAGCATTGCCCATCTTCACCCCACCCGTTTTCGCGGGCGAATGATCAGGCTTTGCAGTGTCCATCTTGGTGTTGCGGTACTTGCCGCCTTGACCTTCCGTGTTAATGATGCCGCCGTCTTTATAACCGCCTTGGCCCATCACTACACCACCCGTTTTCAGACCCTTGTGAGCCTTACTAGCGGGCTTATCAGCGTGCTCTTTGAGGGCTTTCTCAGTCTTTGCCATCTTCATCATTTCTGACTTGTGCATAGACTTTGATTCGCCACCCTCTTTCATCATGCGACCCGCCATACCCACCGGAGCAGCCGGAGCCGCAGCAGCAGGCATAGCCATCATCGCACGACGACGAGCAGCCATAGAAGGACGCCGAGGAGCCATGGCCGGAGCCATTCCACCACGAGCAGGCATTGAAGGCTCTGCTGTGGTGGTCCCCATGCCGGGCATACCACCGGCTTGCATCTTCTTGACCTTGCCGCCCTTTTTGAGTTTTAGCTCAATAGAAGGCTCGGTGGTCATCATCTTAACCATCGGCTTGAACA